GCGCATTCTCGAAGGTGAGGGTGTGGTCCTGCGTCGAATGGTCAGACACGCCGCCAAGAGCGATTGAGCAGTCCTTGTACATGTAGGGCAGCAGAGTATCGGAGACGTACTTCGGAGAACCAGCCTCCGTCCATGCTTTCGGTTCAGCAATCCCCACGACGGACAGCTCGAGCGTCACCATCTGACCATAGCTGACGGCGATTTTGACTGTCTCCACCTTCACGTCTCCGAACCGCAGTCTGGTATGCCCAGTGTAGACGAAGATTGTTGCCCATAGTCCCTGTGCCCCCCCGTTGATGACGCTCTCCCTGCCAAGCATCCACCTCCCAATGTCGGCCAATGTCCCAGTAGGGGTCGTGCTGGTCAGAATCCCGCCGTTCATCCCACTGATGCCGGAGAGCATACCTGGATAGAGCGGCATCTTGATGGTGCCGGCCGTGTTGTAGCCGGCCACGAAGTAGTGCCGCGGGCCGCTCATGCGCCCATCGGCGAACTGGAAGAACGTCAACTTCTGGTCAACGCCGAAGTCGAACTCCTCATTGATTGGCAGGATGAGGCTCGGGCTTGTGGCATGGACGCCTTTCGCGGTCTGCAGTGCGAAGCCGACGACACATGCCTTGTGTGGCACCGGTGCGTGAGTAGTGAACAGATCTATGCTAAGCGCCATAGCACACTACCTCCTTTGGGGTCACTGTTCCACTGGTGGCACGGTTGGACTGCCCTGGCGGCCGTAAACCGTCACCGATAACTGCAGAGGGAGTGCGGCGAGTTGGGCCGAGCCCTGCCGAAAGGACTCGGTCTGGCTTCCCCTATCTATGTGGGCGTAGACAGGGTACCCGTCTAGGTTGAAGCCGTCCTGCAGTGCCGCGCGCACGACGTCACCGGCGGCATGCAGCCGTTCGGCAAGCTCGTCCAGCTTTGCCGCCTTGTCCCAGAGGTGAATGTCGAACAAGTAGTCGATAACGGCCAGGCCAGGGGCGCATGTACCGTCGGCGTATCTCCCGCGAAGCGTCTCCGCAACCGTCCGCGAGTCCCTGTAGATGATGCAAATGGCCGGGCACTGGTTGGCCGTGATGTACTCCGGCTCGGTGTGCCAGTGAATCTGGGCCGGCCGCCACCCACAGTATGACCAGTCCGCGTGCGCCATTATTGTTGACTTGATGGCCTCAGTCAACGTGTTTGTCATCGTGCCACTAGCAGTGCTCATAGGCGCATCACAGTCCCGGAAGTGTAGGCTGCGTAGGCCGTCCGCGTGCCACCTTCGGCGCCTTCGTGATGTAGTCCAGAATGGCGTCGCAGATGGCATCAAGCTCACGGCGATCAAAGCGCCACATCGGACGCGCTGGGACCGGCACAAGACTACCCTCTGTCACGTCCCATAGCATCGTCTCAGCATTATCTCCAGGCGCACCACTGGCCATTAGGCCTCCAATATCCTCGTCATCTGGGTCAGCGGACCACCGATAGTTCTCGTCCGTCACACCATCAATGCCGGGCTCCATGATTCCATCGCTTAGTGGGCCGCTCCGCCGTCCGCTACCTTCTGGCACGGGGTAGTCCGATCCAAGCACGAGTGAATGCGACTCGCGTTTCTCGTACCCCCGCGCGGCGCCCGTGAGTTGGGCCCTCAGATGTCCGCTGAGCACGAGCAACCTGTCCCCGAGGCCGCACAAACCCTTCCACTCACCGTAGTTCTCGTGAACGAGAACCGTCCACGGGATGTAGCCTTCCTTGTTTCCGGCCTTATCGAATGTCATTCTGGTCGCGTCGTGGATAATCTCGATGACTGGGTCCCAGGCCGCGTCCGGGAGGCCGCCCTCTAGGCGTCCGCACAGCGTGTCGGGGCCTCCGCCGCCTCCCGGACTACCCATGTACTTGGCGATACCGGCCAGCGCAATCTTCGACTTGTCTATCGACAGCTTCGCTTGCACCATGTTACCAGTGGTCCGAACTCCCCGGAGTGATGTGCGACCGCTTGAACAATGCGTCTGGGGCTTGGCTCGCTATCGGCTTGAACACAAGCGGCTTAGTCGGCTCCGGCGCAGCGTCGCTCGGGTGGTGCCGTAGCCAGAACATCTTCAGCAGGTTGTCTGCGTCAGACCGCAACTTTCGAGCGTACCAAAGTTGCGATTCGCTCCCTTGCACCTGCTGTTCGGCCATGATGTAGTCGCTTGCTGCCCACATGGCGCAGATGATGCGAGCAAGCGCGAACGCCTCTGGGTTCTCCGCCTCGGTGAATGGCACGTTGAACTGCCGCGCCAACGACGCGTCGAACTTGGCCTCCGCGGCCGTAACATTCGCTTGGAGGCGCACGATGTTGATTTGGTCATACACGCGGCTGTCCAGGTGCTCTTGGGCGTCCTGCCAGCTGATGTAGTGACCGCTTGCCATCGATAGCTCCCCTTCCGCTATTCGCTAGTCGCTTTACCAGTGTCGGCATCCTCGACTGCGCCTTCCGGTTCCGCGTTTTCGTCCTCGTCCTCGGGGATGGCATTCAGCTTATCGAAGCCGAGGCGCACATAGGTTGCGGCCAGCTCCGTTTCGATTGTCATGGGGTTCTCGAGCAGGGCCTTGTGCCCCATTCGCCGGGCGCGGCGGTACATATCGCCGAAGCATGCGGCAGTTGCATGAGCGCCCTTGCTCTCCTCAGCGAACATCGCCGCCTTGTACTTCCGCAAGTAGCGCTTCTCTTCGGCCTGTAAGTACGCCATGCCCTCGTCCCAGGCCAGGGGGCATCTGGGCTCTGTCGCGTATAGGTAGAAGCAGACGTCTTCCTTCTTCGGCTGTTCGACTGCTTTCTGCCTCAGCAACGGGACTTCCATCTATGCTACCTCCTGGGTAGTGCTGAATTGTGCACAGCAACTCCGATTAGTCTGTTACGTCGATGTCGGGATCGACCCAGCTCCCATCGCCAGCTCCAGGCAGGTAGTACGCTGCCCCAGCGCCGCGGAGGGTCACTTTGGCCGAGCCGCGCCTAATGTAGTCGAACGCGCCCTTGATTTGGACGTTCTCCGGGCTCTCCCACATCAGCAGCTCATCGCGGCCCTCCATGCCAAGCGGCAGGCGCCAGTGCAGTGGCTTTTCGCCAGCGGCCCATGCCATGATATACTTGTCAGGAACCCAGTCCGACGTGGTGACGTAGACACCGCCAGCGCGGAAGTCGGCGGTCAGACCAAGCCACTGAAGTGTCTCCATGGCCTTTGTGTTCATCGGCGCGACGTCCTGCACATACTCGGCCGTATCGACGATACGCTTGGCCATTGCTCCGTTGATGACCGCGATGACGCCACCCGCGTTCTCAAGGCCGAAGCCGTGCTCTTGGATGTGGCGCTGCAATGCTGTCCAGTGACTGAGTGTCGGGGTCGTCGTAGTGGCGTCCACAAGATAGTGCGTATGGGTTGCCGTAAATGTGTTCATGGCCCACGCCGGAGGCTGCGCAGTCCCGTCCCACCAACCGCCGTCAGTCAGCATCGCCCTAATGCAAAGCTTGGTGATGAGGCGATAGTCCGCTGCCAAGCACTCTGCATGGTTCGCCCGCAACTGCTCCTCGTCAATTCCGTCTTCGATTGCCTTCTGGGTTACCGCGCTGCCGACGCCCCAGCGGCCGGGCTCAGGCAGGTGAATGGTCTGATAGTCCATGCGCTGCCTTACCGGGATGCCGCCTTCACCGACCTCGCGCATCCCGACCGACCGCTGCGGACGCCGAACGTACTCAGCGGTAGTCACATTGCACAGCAACGACTTCCAGTTCCGGTCTTCCTGGTTGTAGAAGTCCGTCGCCGCACGAAACTCTGTCAACAACGCCATAATATCGGCGGTGTTCATGACCCCATATCTCATGGTCAATCACTCCCTTTCAGTGAGATTAGACAGCTAGGAGGCCGTCACGTACACAGGATCGATGCGAATCACGAACCTGTCGGCAGAGATTGCCTGCCCGACAACCTGCACGATGTCGCCGGACGTACTCGGCGCAGATGCCTGCACGTCTCCGTCAGTAGTGGCGGACAAGTACACGGGTTCGCCAGCAGTCAGGTCAGACGCACCGAACACGAGGCCCTCGCAGACCACCATTACTGCGTCACCGGAAGACGCAGCAAATGGGGCGAAGCCGATTGTCGGCGCAGCTTGGTCATAGTTCACCCCGGCGTTGGCCATCACGACCTCACCGTTTGCGTCCAGCGCCACGAAGCCGGGCTGCAAGTCCTCGCCCGCGACCAGATCAGGAATCTGGTCGATGTATTCGATTGTCGAACCCAATCTCAGATCGCTCATTTTGACTCTCCTTTCCGTATGGGATAAACACTACACCCGCCCGCTGTTTAGGGCAATCATGTACTCCCTGTACAGGTCCTTCACGGGCTTTCCGGTAGCCTTGTGCTGTTCGAGCAGGCGTGCCTTGCTGGACGGAGCCAGAGGCAGTGCCTCAATCTCGGCCATAACGTCCGGCTTCGCGTCTGTCGGCACCGCGGCGGTAACCTCTCCAGGCCTATACGCCTGCAGGGCTCCGCCGTTGGCCTCGAGGTGCTTCCAGAGGGCTTCTGCCGTCTCATGGCACGGGTTGGCAAGCGCGTTTGCTAGGACTTCCACGGCCGACGGTGCCAAGCGCTTGCCGCCGTCTTGGCCAAGCGAGGCTGCCGCCAGGTCCTTCTTCACGTCTTCGACGCTCCGCGCGTCCTGCGGTTGCCCCTGTCCTGCTGCGGTGGCGCTGGCCGCCATCTCATGCCCAGCCTTCGCCTCTTCCGCTCGCATTGCCTGCACCTCCTTGGCCAGCTTGCTAAGTTCTGCTTGAATCTCGGCTACAACCTCCGCAATGTTGATGGTTCCCACCGTATCTGTCTGCTCAGTAGCCGCCTCCTCTTCTGCTGCCCCGTCCGCTGTGTCCATGGCCTGGTCCGTTCCGCTGTCCGGCTGCTCCTCGGCCACCGTCCTCTGGGCTTGTCCATCGCCTGCTGCTTCCGCTTGGGCCGTGACAACGTTCTCGTCTGCGGAATCAGGCATATCGGTGTCACCTCCGTCCGTGTTGGTCTCCCCGCCACTCACGGCGAGGGCTTCCCATTCCTGGTCTGCTAACTTCCTGCCAAGCAACTTCTCTATCTGCTCCCTTGTTCCTTCGGGCATCTTATCACCTCCATCTTTCTCCGGCGTAGCCTCCAGCGGCTCGGCAACGTACGCATCCGCGGCAATCATGGCCGCTGATAGGTGCGGTTGGTCCCAGAAGAATGGCCTACTCGTTAGCGCCGCGGACTCGATGAACGTCCGGGCCCCGTACACGGGATCCGGCTCCGCCCCGAGGAAGAAGTGCGGCGAGATGAACGGAAGCTCGCGGGACTGCACCTTCTTCCGGCCCATGTCCGTGTATTCAATCCCAGCCCACAAAGTGTCGCCACGAATCTCAAGCTTCCTAAGCCACCCGAAGGACCCGTCCGCACTGAAGCTATGGTCACCGCGCTCATCAATCGGGATACCAATGCTCGTGGGAATGCCCGCCATGAAGGCCGCCTTCATCTCCTCAAGGTCCTGTGGCGTAATGGAAAACTCCCCAAACTTTGGGTGCCTCCACTTCCCAACACGCATGATGGGATGCCATACAAGCCCATCGCTATCCGCCCCGTCTAGCTGCGCGGGGACAAGCGATAGCGCCGCCTTCCCCTGCTCCGTGTAGTGTACAGTCGGGTAATCGGCCATAGCACTCACCACGCTTTCCGTGTCGGCTAACGAAAAAGGAGCGCCTCTTGCGGCATGGTGCCGTGTCATGCGCTCCTGCATAATGCAACTCCTCTGGCAGCCTTATGGGACGGCCCCCGCTACTCGCCGAAGCCAAGTGCGACCGGATTGGTCCAATTATTCCCAGACTCAGCGATTGCATTCGCCGGATTGTAGCGGCATGGACGGCGTCCCGTCAAGACGCCGTCTTCCGTGCTACCGCCAACGCAAGCGCCACGAGGAAGGCTACCCCGCAGACGAAGCCGCATGCGAACCCAAGCCAGAACTCAGGTATCACTACCTGCATCTCCGTTCCCCTCCGTGCTTTCCAGATTGGCGCGCTGGTTCGTCGCGATAAGCTGTGCCTCTCTGATGCTTGTGAGCTCGTTCCAGTCATCCTGCGACAGCGGAGGGAGCCCAAGCTCCTCCAGCGACCGGTCCAGGATGTTCCGAGGGACGTTGACGTTCCTGTCGAACAGCGCCCGAATCGTATTACCGAATGCCGCCGTATCGCGCACCCCGATAGGCCCATGCGTAAGGCGCGGGTGCGGCCTGTACTCTGGCGCGTTGTATTCCATCCACTTCGATACGGCGTACCGATTGAATGTATCGCAAATCCAGTCGGCCGTCAAGCCAAGGCAGTACAGGAACAGGCTGCTCGCGTCCTTGCTCAGCCCAAAGCTCCCCCTGTCTCCGCCTTGACTGAACCCCACGAACTGCGCAAGCATCGTCTGCAGGATGTACTGGTGCTGGCGTTCGATGAGCGTCTCGAACGGAACGTCTGCCGGCCCGGGCGAAAGCATCTCAATCGTCCATCCAGCTGGGCACACCGCCCCAACATTCTCGTTCGCACGTAGCCCCTCTAGGATTTCAAGCACTGCCTCCGCTTCCTCGGCGTCAATCTCCGGCTCCTGCCCCCACCATTCGCCCTTTCGGTAGGCAATCGGGATGCCAAGCGCCTGGCGCTCCAAGCGAATGCAAGCAATCTCCTCGAGCATGGCCTTCATGGCGACCGGCTTGTGGGCCTGCCGCAGCAATCCAAGGCCCTCAGGATTGCCCGCCTCCTCGCGCCATGTGAAGAGCAGTAACTTGTCAATGCTAATTGTCCGCTCTACGTACTTGCGCGTCTTGTCCGGCGTCCAGCCGGCAATCTTCACCGCCTGTACCCCACCGGTTTCGTCGAAAACCCACTCCTTGATAATGCTCCTGTCCCTGTCGGCGAACTTCCTCCAACCAACGATTCCGTCAGACTTCTGCTCCCAAACCTGCTCGAATAGGGTGAAGCCGTACAGCGGCGCCAAAAGCGCAAGTCGCAGCAAGTCGTCGAAGCTATGCGTCAGCTCCTCGAATAGGTTCCTACGGAGTCGCTCGGCCAGCCGTCTGCCCTCCTCGCTCTCGTCCCCCTCGCCCGGAACTACGTCCCAAATGGCCGCACGCACCGGAAGGCTGATGAGATTCTCCACGGTCGCTACGGCCGTGTCGCTACGCCTCATCTCCTCGTACCGCGCCATCCTCTTCGACAGATCCGTTAGGTCGGCGTTGTAGTCGTCGTAAATGCGGCCAAAGCGCACATCAAGCCCACTGATGCCGACCTCGTCTGCCGCAGCGCCATCCGCCGCATTCGTCTGCGTAGAGGCCGCCACGCGTATCCCTCGTCCGGCCCTCACCCAGCCTACCCCTGGCGCCAGGTACAGCGATCCAGGCGGCCTCTTCACTCCCAACGCAATCCCCGGAATGCGCTTCTGCGCCTCCTGCTTCGGTTCCTGCGCATGCTTCTTCCGGCCCCACCCAAAGAAACCGTGCCACCTCCGCTGCAGGGCGTACCTCAGCTTAGATGCCATTTACCACACCTTCTCTCTGTCAGGCCGCAGCAGCAGGACCGTATTCCGCTTGTTCCGAAGACCAAGCCTCGCCACCTTCTTGCTCTTGTCCACAGACGCCCCCATCCGCTTCAGGTTCCGAAGCCCAAGGCACGCAAGGAAGAAAGCGTCGCATTCGTCTATGAACTTCCCCGTCCGCTTGCTCGCGTCCCTCCTCACCGTGCCAAGCCCCTGGCTAAGCTGCGGAAACTGATCCCTATGTACCACAACCTCGTTGAAGTTGACAAGTGCCCCCGCGCTGTCTACAAGTACCGCCCGCGGTACTGTCCACCACTCCATCCGGTCAATCTTGTCAATTGTCTGCTGTATCTTCGTACCCATCGTCAGGTGAATCCCAATCTTCCTCCTCACCTGCAGAAGTTCAACAAGCGTCTTCTCGTTCGTCCCGTCAACGAATAGCGGACCCGGATACTGCGCATCAATCAACTCAATCCCAGCCTTCAGCTGCTCCGGCCTGCTCTTGGCCCCAACCCCGCCCACTGGCGTTATTGGCTGCAAGGCCACAACCTGCGCCGGCTTCACTGATATGTCAATCGCGCAGAAAACCGTCTTGCACTCCCCGCGCGAGCTGATGTCAAGCCCCTTCGCATACTTGTGCCCCGGGATTACCCCGGCCCCTATCCACGGAACTCGCGCCTGGTTCGCTATCATCGCCCCCACGTCGAACACAAGTTCGCCCCTCGACAACCTCCGCAACTCATGCTCCTGCGCAAAGTCCTCCTCGCTCAAAAACTGCCTCTTCGTGTTCTCGTACCACTCCTTGTCCCGATCCGGCCTCACCCTCCAGTCCATCGGGATAACCGTAAGCCCAAGCTCCTCCGCGTGGTCCACGCAGTAGCAGAACGTGTCCCCGTCCCCATTGTACGTGCTAACCATCCACATGCTCGTCTCCGGAACGTCAAGCATCCCGGCCAAGCCCCGGTAAACGTCCTCCGCGTACTCCATGTATGCAATCTCGTCCATAAGCACGATGTTACCATCAAATGACCGACCAACGTCCGGCGTCCCCGCATGCGCCCGAATGTAGTTCTGCCCATACCGAATCTCCGTGCTCTTCTCTCCCCCAAGCCGAAGCTTCTCCCTCATGTACCGCGGCAACTTCGCCCTGAACAACCCCAGCCTCGCAATCTGCAAACACCTCTCCCGCGCTACCTCCTCCTTGTTCGCCACTATATGCATCCGCCACGGCTCACGGCATACAAGCCCATACGCCGCCGCCGTCATAAGCGCCGTCGTTACCCCAATCTGCCGACTCTTCGGTATCACCACCCGCTGCCCAGGCGCCGCCATCATGCGCATAAGCTGAACCTGGTACGGGAACGGCTCGAACCGTATAAGCCCCCTGTCCTTCGTCGTTACAAGCCACTCTACCTCCTCCGCCCACTTCACCGGATCCCGCAACGCCTCCTCCGACAAGTGAAACTCGCTCGCCTCCGCAAGCGCCGCCTCCTCCGCCTCCTCCCGCTCCTTCTCGTCCCGCGCCGCCTCCACTACCCGCAACGCGTCCGCTATAATCTGCGAAATCTCCTCCTCCGCACTCATCCGCCCAAGATTTCTCAAGTCCATCGGCCTCGCCTCCTCTATCCGCTTGCGCATCCGTTCCGCATGATCGCACGGCCCCGCAATCTGCCACCGCGGCTTCACTAACTCCGGATTGTCATGCCCCACTACCTTCCCCAATATCATGTACCCACGCGCCGTCAACCGATACCGCATCTCACCGTACGGCCGCCACGTAAACGAAACCACAAGCCCACGCGACTCCATCCGCTTCAACAGCCTCATCGCCGCCACCGCCGTCAGTCCGCAACCAACCGTCAAGTGCCGCATAAGCTTCGGTATCCGCTCATACGTCCTCTTCTTCTTGCCCCCCTTGCTCATCCCCAAGTACCACAAAACCTCTACCTCCGCCGCCGCCAACCGCAACGTCGGATCGCTCCACGCCCTTCGAAATGGCGCCCTCTCATCCGCGTCCTCTACCCCCCATCTACTCCAG